AACCTTGGTCGAGTTATCTGCCAAAGCGAAAAGGATGAAGCGGTTGTATGGAGTTGAAATGATTGTGATCGATTATTTGCAACTTATCTCTGTTCCCGGGAAATCTCGGTTGGATGAAATCAGCACAATATCCCGCGGCCTCAAGATTCTTGCAAAAGAATTGAATATTCCCGTTTTGGCTCTTTCGCAGCTTAGCCGCGCAGTAGAATCACGACCAGGAAACAGCAAACGTCCTATGCTTTCAGATTTACGGGAATCAGGATCGATTGAGCAAGACGCTGATATAGTTGGCTTCTTGTACCGTCCCGAATACTACGGAATCACGGAAGATGAGGAAGGAAGATCTACTGCCGGTATTGCTGAATTCATTATCGCCAAGAATCGTAATGGATCGGTTACCACTTGCGAAATGGGTTTTGTCGGCCGGACAACTAATTTCAAAGAGCTTGAAGACGATTTTCAGCCAAGTGGAATGATTACCGATTTCTCTTTTGTCGATAAACCAGATCCGCTTCCAAGTAACGATATGTCAAAGTTCGCAAATTGGGATAGTCCGATGTTGCCCGATGACAGTCCTTTTTAATTTTTCAAAACTTATACATTTGGATAAATAAAAATAAGTTTATAGTTTTGTTTCCATGGATAAGATGGTTTTGAAATTGGTTATGAAGAATAATCCTGAGATTGATTTTGAAGGGTACCGAAAGGCGTTAGAGCCCAGGTCACTTGATCTATCAGTCGTCGATCAAATCTTCCAAGATATCCAGCCATCAACCAAGAAAGCCAATTCTGAACTTGTTTTCACTGCTGCAATTCTTCTCTTATTTTCCCCTAAAGCTATTCTGCTTTCGGAAAAGTCCGAGTATGGAGTTGCCCAGATTATTCAAGAAAAGCTTTGTTTGAAACGTCATCAGCAATCATCTTACCGGATTAAAGTTGCCCGTGAACTGTATGAAGTTGATAAGGTGTTTAAACACATAGTTGACCAAGTAGTCGAAGGGAGGAGCTCATGAGTGATGGTTTAGAGGTAAAGCTTACCGCAAAGCAAAAGGAATTCTGCAAAGAGTATGTCAAAGACTTAAACGCCACTCAAGCAGCTGTGCGAGCAGGATACAGCGAAAAAACAGCTTATTCTGTTGGTTCAGAAAACCTGAGAAAACCTGAATTGAAATCCGAAATTCAACGTCTTCTTCAGGAGAAGCATTTGGGCGCAGATGAGACTAAAAGTATTATTTCAACAATAGCTAAGTCTAACGTAAACAAGTATTTAAAAGTTGTTTTGGTGCCTGACTACCCGATGATTAAAGTACCTCTCGGAACAATCATTAAAGAGATAGAAGAGGAAATTGAATTTGAATCGGAGTACGCTTCGTTGATTACGATGGGCAAAGAGGAGACTGAAAAATATGAGCAATCCCAAGAGAAGAGAAGAAGAAATATTATTCGATTAAAACTTGAATTGAAACGCAATCCGGGGGCTTTTAGGGAGAGAAAGGGCGATCCAATCTTGGTTGAAAGTACTGAATTTGATATGGTCGCACTGGCCAAGGATAAAGAGTCTGGAATCATTAAATCTTACAAAATGACAAAGGATGGTCCTGCTATTGAATTTTGTTCTGTAGATACTCAATTGGCCAACCTTGCTAGGGTTAATGCTCTTTTCAAAGATACATTGGATTTGAATATGAATGGTAGCGTTTCGATCGATAAGTGGTTGGAAGATAATAATGAGGGAATTGATGAAGGGTAATGATAAAAGTCCAGCGGCCATACCGTCCATTGTACGAAAATAAGGATAAATCGATCATACTCGTTACGGGTGGTCGGGGATCTGGAAAGTCCTTTAATGTTTCTACGTTCGTTGAAAGGCTGTCTTTTGAACAAAATCATAAGATGTTGTTCAGCCGCTATACGATGGCTGCTGCAGCTATTTCCGTAATTCCTGAATTCCTCGAAAAAATACAACTGGATGGAGCCGTAAATCATTTCAAAGTTACTCAAACTGAAATTTTGAACAAGTTCTCAGGATCTGGAATTCTGTTCCGTCCTATCAAAACTTCATCTGGTAACCAAACCGCCAACCTAAAATCGATACAAGGATTAACCACATTCATCGGTGATGAGATGGAAGAGTGGGAGAGTGAAGATGACTTTGATAAGCTAAGATTATCAATTCGTAAAAAGGGAGTTCAGAACAGGGTGATTCTTGTGATGAACCCTACAAATGCGGATCATTTTATCTACAAAAAGTATATTGAACATACACATCGAATTGAAAGAATTGACGGTGTTGATGTTCAGATCAGTACCCATCCCGACGTACTTCATATTCATACAAGTTACCTAGATAACGTTAAAAATGTCGATCAGAAGTTCTTAGATGAAATCGAAAGCATCAAACAAAAAAGTATAGCCCAGGCTTCTCGTGATGCTCGCGCGGAACTAATTGGAAAGGGGTTTGAAGGTGATGAGGAAAAGTTTCAAAAGGAATTTGATAAGGCATTTCAGAGAACTAAATATGCTTATGTGATTATTGGCCGGTGGGCAGATGTTCGCGACGGTGTGATCATTACTGATTGGATGGAAGGTGAATTTGATTTAAGCTTACCATACGGTTATGGACAGGATTATGGTTTTAGTGTCGATCCAACAACTTTGATCCGTGTTGCTGTAGATAACAGACTTAAACGAATCTATGTTGATGAAGAATATTATGAAACTCAACAGTTGTCAACAGATGCTATTTATCAAATAAACAAATCTCGATTAATTGGCCCAGATGATTTGATCGTAGGTGACAGTCAAGAGGGACGATTAATTCTTGATCTACAGGAGGCAGGGCTCAATATCGTTGAATGCGAGAAGGGACCAGGGTCAGTTGTTGCCGGGATCACTGCTATAGGTAATTATACAATTGTGGTAACTCCTCGATCGACGAATATCAAAAAAGAATTGAGGAATTACATTTGGAATGATAAAAAGGCTGGTATACCTATTGATAAATTTAATCACGCTATTGACGCGATAAGATACATTTTTAGAAGGCTCACAGATGGTATTGATACCGATGATGAAATCTTCGATTTATTTTAAAACTAACCATTAACAATACTAAAATGGCAAAAGAAAAAAGCACAACCGTATCTATTCAACCTGCTGTTCTTCCAGCTTTGGTGGATGCTATTGGTACAAGTTTAGCTCCAGTTTATGACAGAGCAGCTGCAGAGTACGATGTTACTCAGCATGAAATATTCGATGAAAATATTCGTCCTAAGAAAAGGGTAAAGCGAGTTGTCAAGGATGGTGACGGGAATCCTATTCTAAAAAATGGACAACCTCAATATAAAACTGAACGTATCGAAGTTAACCGCATTGGTATTCCTCTGCAAAAGTTGATCGTTAAACGTCGTGTGTCCTTCATGAACGTTGGAAAGATGCAGCTTGAAGCGAATCCAGTCGATGATCAAGAAAAGCGTTTATTGGCTATGGTCCAAAAGATCCGGGAAGATAATAAGCTTCAATTTTTGGAAAAAGAGGTGGCACGTCGGCTTCTCAGTGAATTGCAGGTCGCAAAACTTTGGTATTCCGAACCGGTAGATCCTGAATACTGGAAA